TAATTATTGACAAGCCACAATCAAATGCAAATACGAGAGCAGAAGAACTAGCACAAGATATAAGACCTTATATATCAATATATACGCCAGAGAATGTTGTTAACTGGAATTATAAAAGGTCAGCCAGTGGTAGGTTCTATTTAGATTTATTAGTTTTAGTTGAAGATATAAACTCAGAAAGAGCAATCGTAAAAGTATTTACAGAAGAAATGATAAGTACATACGAAGTAGAGGAATATGAGCAAAAACATTCTGAAGGCAAAGTAAGATTAGTTGAAGAAATACCTAACCCCATTGGTAAAATACCTGCAGTTAATGTTTATAATTTAAGAGGTAATAAAAGACCAATTGGAATATCAGATTTAGCAGATGTCGCACCTTTACAACAATCTATATATAATGATTATAGTGAGAAAGAACAGTTAATTAGATTAGCAAATCACCCAAGCCTAGTAAAAACACCAAATGTTGAAGCAAGTGCAGGTGCAGGTGCAATAATAGAAATACCTGAAGATTTAGAAGCGAGTTTAAAACCTTATATAATACAACCAAGTGGTCAAAACTTAGATGGCATAATGAAATGTATTCAAACTAAAGTTGATGCTATTGATAGGATTACTCACATGGGTTCAGTTAGAGCAACTGGTTCACAAATAGCTAGTGGGATTGCCTTACAGACTGAGTTTCAATTGCTTAATGCTAGATTATCAGAAAAAGCAGATTATTTAGAAAATGCTGAAGAACAAATATGGTCATTATTTGCTCTATGGCAAGACAAACAATGGGACGGCTCAGTAAACTATCCAGATACATTTGATATAAGAGATTGGGCAAACGATTTACAATTCTTACAAATGGCAAAAGCATCTGGAATAAAATCAGAAACTTTTAACAAAGAAATTGATAAACAAATATCTGAAGCAGTCATTGACAATAATGAAACTATAAAAACTATTAATGATGAGATTGATGCGTCAAGAACCACCATAGGTCAGTTTCAAACAACGGAAGTAGAGGGACAAACAGTAGCTGATGTAGAAAGTTAATAAAATTTAACTATACAAAGGAAAAACAAATTACTGAAAAAATAAAATTATGTTACAGATGCAAAATAGTCATGAATGAAATATTAAAGAATGTATGGAAATGTCCAATGTGTAAAACCATTCTTAATGAAAGATTAAAAGATGGCTGATATAAAATATGTCAAAGTTATTAGATAAGTTATCAGACCAACATGAACAGCGTATAATCAATGTTTTGTATAAGTTAGAAGAAGATGTTGTTAAGGAAGTTACAAAAGCAACAAAAGGACAGCTTGTATCTCAAAGATTAGCTATACAATTGCAACCAAAAATTAAATCTTTAATTGAAAGCAACTTTTTAAATGAAGTCGATATAATAGTAAATGAAGATTATAATAAAATAGCAAAAGAAGTTTTAGATACGTTTGGCAAAATGCCGATACCAGATAAATTTAAAAATTTAACGGAAATTAATTTACAAACTATAAATTCTCTTAAATATCAAGTATTTGCAGGTTTTGAAGATATTGCCAATAGGTTTGCCAGAATAATTAATGATGAAGTTTATCAAAGTATTATTGCAGGTAGACCTTTTGAAGATATGGTAAGCAACATCAGAGTTCATATTAATGGTGTGTATAAAAAATCTAATTTAACGGAAGTTAATAATTTGGTCGATTTTATTAATGAAAATAAATTTGATGAAAGTCAAAAAGTAGCTGTAGAAGAAGCAGTGAGAAAATTACATACCCAATATGCTTCAGATAGAGCAGGAAATAATTTAAGAAAATACGCAGGACAAATAGCACATGATTCAGTTATGCAGTTTCATGGACAGTTTACAGTTTCAAAAGCAAAAGAAAGTGGATTAGAACATTTTAGATATACAGGAACATTAGTAAGAGACAGTAGACCTTTCTGTCAGAATATGCTAAACAAAACATTAACCGAAAAAGAAATTCGGGATATATGGAATAATAGTAGTTGGGCAGGTAAATCAACTGGCGACCCTTTTATAGTTCGTGGTGGTTACCGATGCCGACATACTTGGATTCCAACAAACCCCAACTGGGAGTAAAAGGAGAAAAAATGGCTGAAGAAAACCAAGTAGGAAAACAACCTACTGAAACACAAGAAACTGAAGTTGCTGAAACAATCGAACCAGTAACAACAGATAAAAAATTTACTGAAGATGAGTTTAATACATCAATGCAAGCACGATTAGCTAGACAAAAAGCATCTTTTTTTAAGCAGTTAGGTGTAGATGATATAGAAACAGCAGTAAATGCAGTAAATCAAATAAAACAAGCTGAAGAACAAAAACAAATACAAAAAGGTGAGTTTGAAGAACTTTTAAAAACAAAAACGCAAGAATGGAAAAACAAGGAAAAAGAACTTCAAAACCAACTGCAAGATATAAAGGTTAACAAAGCATTATTGTCATCAGCATCTAAAAATAAAGCTATTAATCCAGAGCAAGTTGTCTCTTTACTACAAAGCAAAATAAAATTAAATGAAACTGGTAATGTAGAAATATTTGACGAAAAGGGAACAACACGATATAATTCTAATGGGGAACCCTTGACCACTGACGAGTTGGTACAAGAGTTTTTAACACAAAACCCACACTTTGTTAGTGCAACACCTAGTGGCTCTGGCACAGTGTCAAATGTGGATAGGCAAGAACTCAACAAGCCGTTTAATCTTGAGGATTTAGATATGAATAATCCAGATGATAGGAAAAAGTATGCTGAGTATCGTAAGCAAAGAAATTCCAAACCAACTGTGATTAACTTAAATCAATAAAATAAGCTATAAATAAAAGGAGATAATATGGCTAATGAAACAACCAGTTCAACCATATCTGAATTATATACAGAGATAGTGGCTGAAGCTCTGTTCGTGGCAAGCGAACAATCAATAATGAGAAATCTTGTTAGAAATTATACTATAGCAGGTGGAGGAAAATCAGTAGAAGTGCCAATATACGCAACTGTGTCAGCAGGTGCAGTAAGTGAAGCATCAGATTTATCAAACACTGCTGTTAACCCAAGTTCTGTTACAATAACTGCATCAGAAGTTGGAATTATGACTACACTAACTGATTTAGCAAGAAATTCTGCATCTAGAAATGTTGCAGGCGATATTGGTAGATTATTTGGTGAAGCGATAGCAAGAAAAATTGACGCAGACTTATCTGCATTATTTACTGGATTTTCAACAGAAAAAGCAGGTGGTGCAGGTCAAGAATTAACAGTTCAAGATTTATTTGAAGCGTCTGCAGAATTAAGAACAAACTCTGCACCTGGACCTTATTTCGGTGTCTTTCACCCAAAGCAAATATTTAATGTGAAGAAATCATTAACAAATACTTTTGCAGGTTTAAGCACAGATTTATCAAATGAAGCTATGAGAAGTGGTTTTGTTGGTTCGATTGCAGGTGTTCAAATATTTGAATCAGCTAATATTTCGGTTGATGGTTCAGATGATTCTATTGGTGGTGTATTCTCACAAGATGCTTTAGGTTTAGCTATGATGCAAGACCTTAAAATTGAATCTCAAAGAGATGCTTCATTAAGAGCAGATGAAATTGTAGCAACTGCAGTTTATGGAGTTAGTGAACTTCACGATAGTTATGGAGTTAAATTAACTGCTGATTCAGTAGCTAGTTAACAAATATGGGGAGGGAGACCTCCCCTTTTTATTAAAGGAATTATATTATGGAAATGGTCAAACTTATTAATAAAAATGGTGATATAATTGAAAGAACTAAAATACAATATGAGCCAAATGTTAAAATATGGACACAAAGAGGTTGGAAACTTTACGATGAGAAAAGCCAACCTAAAAAAGAAGAACCAGCAAAAGAACAGAAAATAGTTGAAGAAAAGCCAAAGGAAACGAAAACTGCAACAAAAAAGGTTGATTAATGGCTACAACAGAATTTAGTGTGGCAAATGCTCATTTGCAAAAAATACAACCAGATATATTAGGTTTTGGCATAACTGATTTTGGAGACCAAATACAATTTGCTGAAAATGATGTGTTAAGACGTATTCGTGAGGAATGGTGGGAAAGGTATCGTCATCAAGTTCGTTATAAAGATATTACCAAAGTTACAACAGTTGAAATGACAAGCAGTAAACTTACAAATGCACAATGGGAATTGTCCGTTGTATATTTAGCTTTATGGAAATATATTTATCCACAATTAACAAAATGGCGTGACCCAGATACTGGTGAGGGGAAAGATGCTTTTCAAGTACAAATTGATTTTTACCAAGACCGATATGAAGAAGAATTTCAAGCTATTTTAAGAGATGGTGTAGAATATGACGAAGATGGTGGAGGTTCAGTAAGTGATAGCGAAAAAGAGCCAATTCATCATTTAAGATTAGTGAGATAATGGAAGTAAAAGTTAATATAAATAATATTGAAGTTATTAAAGAATTAAAAAAAATATCAAGGAAACAAAAATCTGCGATAGATACTGCACTTAAAAAGGTTTCTAATATGGCTTTATTAATGATTACAAAGCGTACACAAGCAGGTAAACTACCAGATGGTGGTCAAATGCGTTCTTACGCAAAAAGCACTGTTAGAAGCCGAAAAAAAAGGGGTAGACAAACTGGTTTTGTAGACCTTACTGATACTGGAAAGATGTTTAGAAGTTTAGATTTTAAAACTGGTGGTTTAAAAAGCACATTATTCTTTTCAAATATGGAAAGAGCAAAAATAGCATCTTACCACGATACTTTTGGGGTAGGGAAAAAGAAAGTAACAAGACCTTTTTTCTCAATAGGCAATAAAGAAGAAATTAAAATACAAAAAGAATTTTCACAAACTTATTTTAAAGCATTAAGAATATGAGCAAAAGAGAAAACATAGCAAGTGATATAATTACTAAACTTGATGCAGTTAGTAGTCCAATAGAGTTTAAAAAACTAACTAGAGAGCCATTTGAAGTTGAAGAATTATCAGATGCACAATTCCCAGCTATGTTTATACAATCAGGAGATGAAACAAGAGAAGCTTTCAGTATGGGTGCAACTGGTTCTGGTACATATACTGGAACAATAGATTTTTTAATTGTTGCATTTAATAAAGGCACAACATCTAATATAGATACAATAAGAAATCAATTAATTGAAGTTATAGAAGAAACCCTAGATACTGATGTTACAAGAAATGGAAATGCTATAGATACACAAATTATTGAAGTTTCCACAGATGAAGGTACAATATATCCATATGGTGGTGTTAGGGTTACTGCTAGAGTATTTTATGAATTTATAAGAGGGAGTACATAATGGCGAAAGACATAAAAATGAAAAAAGGTAATGAAGAAATTACCATTTCAGAAGATTTTTTGGAGCATTATAAAAAATTAGGGTTCAAAACTAATGAAAAAAATGCTACAAAGAAAAACGAAGAAGTGATAAAACAAAACGAACAAAAGGAGGTCTAAATGGCTAGTCATCACGGAAAAGAAGGGGTTGTAACAGTAGCTGGAACTGCAATAGGAAATGTTACTGGTTTTACAATAGATACCACACATGATGTTGTAGAAGATACTGAATTAGGTGCATCAATGAAAACATATAAAGCTGGTAGGGGTACATTTACTGCTTCTATTGACATGAACTACGATGAAACTTCATCTCAACAAACATCATTAACACAGGGTTCAAGTCTATCTTTTGTGTTTTTACCAGAGGGAAATGATTCTGGTGATGAAAGTTTTAGTGGTACTGGTATTGTAACTGGAATGTCAGTTGGTGTTACTTTAGATGGCATGACTACAAGAACTGTGGCATTACAAGGTAATGGAGCATTGACAGTCGGTACTGTTTAGTAGGCATTAAACATGACTGATAAAATTGATTATTTTGATGGTATTCGTGACCATTTTGGAACTTTAGAAACAAAAATAATTGAAGTGCCAGAATGGGGTTTAGTTGGCGAAAGGGCTATTCATTGTAAGCCATTTAATATGATGGAAAAGCAAAAGATTTTTAAGGGTGCTAATAGTACAGATTTAACTGTCTTAATTGATGTAATAATAGAAAAAGCATTAACTAAAGATGGGGATAAAATGTTTAATGGCACTCATATTATAGCTTTTAAAACTAAAGCAGATACTAATGTTATTGCTGATGTTGCCACCAAAATAATGGGAACTGATACCGAAAACCATGAAGAAAATAAAAAAAACTAAAAAATGATGTTGAATTACATAATATATTTGGTTTAGCCGAAAAACTTCATAAAACAGTCGCCGAAATCATGTTAATGTCAGTTGGAGAGTTTAATATGTGGTTAGCATATTACAGTTTACAAACTGATGAACAAGAAAGACAACAAAGAATGGCAAAGGCAAGATAAGTGGCAACAAAACAAGTAAATATTGACATCATAGCAAAGGACAAAACTCGCCAAGCATTAAGGGGAGTAACACAAGGCATAGACAGGGTTAAAAATTCAGTATTTAATTTAAGAAATGCTTTGTTAGGTGTAGGTGCTGGGTTTGTTGCAAAAGGATTTTTAAATACTGCAAGGGAAGTGGAAAGACTGCAAGTTAGGTTTAAATTTCTATTTTCAGAAGTTTCAGAGGGCGAAAAAGCTTTTAAAAATTTAGTAAAATTTGCTGGGGAAGTGCCTTTTACTTTAGAGGAAATTCAAAGAGGTTCTGCAAATTTAGCAGTTGTTTCCAAAAATGCAGAAGAATTAAATACTTTATTAAAAATTACTGGAGATGTAGCGAGTGCATCTGGTTTGGACTTTGCGACAACTGCTGAACAAATACAAAGGACATTTTCAAGTGGCATAAATTCTGCTGATTTATTTCGTGAAAGAGGAGTAAAAGCTTTATTAGGTTTTGAAGCTGGTGTCAAAATATCGGCAGAAAAATCAAAAAAACATATAATTGATGGATTTAAAGAGGGAACATTATCGGTAGTTGGTGCAAGTAGTGAAATGGCTAAAACCTTTGATGGAACAATGTCAATGATAAGCGACAAATACACAAGGTTTCAAATGGCAGTTATGGATTCAGCACCTTTTGATTTTTTGAAAAAAAGTTTTATGCTTTTAGAAAAAGAATTAGAAAAAAACTTTGGTGGAATAGAAAAGGCTGGAGCAAAATTTGGCAAAGTTTTAGCACAAGGGTTTAAGGATTTATTAATTGGCAGTGCAAAAGTATTAGATTTTATTGAGCCAATGTTTAAGTTTGTAAGAAAATCAATCACAAACTTAATAGATTTAGTGCAAAGTATTCCATCACCTTTTGATTCCATTGGTGTTATAGGGTTTTTAATGTTAGGCAGAAAAGGAAAAGGTCTTATTTTGCTTATAGGTGGATTTCTTGACGAAATAAAATCATCTATTGGCTTTATTATGGAAAAAATGGTTAGATTTCAGATATTTATGAACAAATTTAAAATTGAAAGTTGGGCTCAATCTAAGGAAGATATCGAAAATACAAAAAAAGAATTAGAAAAATTATTAGCTACATCAATCAAAATGCAAAAATCAAGCAAAGATTTAGTTGATGATTTTGATAGTATTGGAATCACTGGAACAAATAGTTTTAATATGATTGCTCAAAGCCAAGACGTTCAATTTGAGAAAATGGGTAGATTTGAAAAAATGGTTCATAAGATGCTAAAAAATATTGAAAAACAAAGTGTGAAAACAGCAAATGCAGTTAAAAATGCTATGACTGGTGCATCAGGAACTGAAATGGGGTTAAAAGGACAAGATATATTAACTGGCAATATGGGTGGTTCAGAACTTTTAGAAAATACTAATTTAAGAATAAATGAAAAGCAAATTCAAGGTTTGCATCAAATGGCAGATATGGAAGTTGAAATAGCGAAACAAACAGCTGAAAAAACAAAAGAGATAGCACACAAAACTGCATTAGACCAAAAAAATCTAAGGCAAACATTTATAAATGAACAATCAGCTATTATGAAATCTGGACAATTTCAAGATTTAAAAATGACTGGATTAACTGAACAACAGAAAAAAGATATGATTATTACTGGTGGCAGACAGATTTTAAATTCTATGTCGCAAAATAATAAAAAGGCATTTCAAATAAACAAGGCCTTAAATATGGCAGATGCTTTTATGAATACTGCTACTGGTGTAACTAAAGCATTAGCATCAGCTAATATTCCTATGGCTTTCTTAATAGGTGCTATGGGTGCAGTTCAAATTGCAACTATTGCTCAACAAAAATATCAGGGAAGAAAACTTGGTGGAAGAATGAATCAAGGTCAGCCTTATATGGTAGGAGAAGCAGGACCAGAATTAGTCGTGCCAGATAGACCATCAAATGTTGTGCCAAATAATAAATTAGGTAATCAACAACCAGTAAATGTTAATTTTAATATTAATACAGTTGATGCTAGAGGGTTTAATGAGTTATTAGTTAATAGCAGAGGTGTTATTGTAAACATGATAAATCAAGCTGTAAATGAAAAAGGCAGAATGGCAATAGTATGAGTGGCTCTTTACCAAATGTTAGATTTAATGCGATTAATTTAAAAAATAATCAAAAAACTTTATTTTCTGAAACGGATAGTGGCAAGACGTTTAGACGTCAAGTACAAGGGCAAAGGTTTAGTTTCACAGTTTCATATCCTCCAATGAAACGCTCAGAATTTGCTCCAATCATGGCATTTATAATGAAGCAAAGGTCTAGGAAAGAAGATTTTACAATTACTTTACCGAGTTACATGAACGCTCAAGGTAATGAAACTGGAACTTTGTTAGTGAATGGGGCTCATTCTGCAAGCGATACTACAATAGCAATAGATGGTTTTGCAGGAGATGGTGCAGGAAGATTAAAAGCAGGAGATTTAATAAAGTTTGCACATGATAAAGTATATATGATTGTAGAAGATGTAACATCATCAAGTAATTCAGCAACAGTAACGATAGAACCACCATTAAGGGAAGCATTAACAAATAATAGTTCAGTAACTTATGATGGTGTTCCTTTTAAAGTTTATTTAAACAGCGATATGCAGGAATTTAACGCAAGCAATAGCGATAAAGATGGAGAACTTTTATTTAATTACGAGTTTGATGTTATAGAGAGTTTATAAATGGCAAGAGGGTTGACAAGTGCTGTAAAAACTGAACTAGCCACTGGCAATATTGCACCAGTTTTATTAATAGAATTTGGATTTTCAACACCGATATATTTAACAAATGCAAGTTTTGATATAACATCTAGTGTTTCTGGTTCATCAAGAACTTATCTTTCAAATGGTCATTTACGAGGTGTGACTGGAGTAAGTGAAACAAATAAACCTACAAAAAACTCTTTAACAATAAGTCTTTCGGCAGTTGATGTTAGTTATGTTGCAGTAGCTTTAAACGAAAATATTATAAATGATAATGTGCATATATATAGAGGTTTTTTAGATAGTAATATGGCATTAATTGCAGACCCTTTTTTGTTGTTTTATGGCACAATAGATGAATATAAAATAGCTGATAGTACTAATTCGGCAACTTTGGTTCTTGTTGTTACTTCACATTGGGGTAACTTTGGGAAAACAAGTGGGCGAGTTACTACAGATAATTCACAACAAAGGTTTTTCTCTGGCGATAAAGGCATGGAATTTTCAGCATTAACTGTAAAAGATATAAAATGGGGTAGGTTGTAATGCCTTTTAAAGCTATAGGAAAATTTATATCTGATGTATTTGACGCAGTTGTTGATGTTGTCGTTGATGTTGTTGATGAGGTTGTCGGTTGGATTGCACCAGAAATTGATATACCAGATTTTGCACAAAACCAAGCAGACCAAAATGCCAGAGGCATTTTAGTAAATAAATTTAGTGCAAATTCACATATACCTATTATTTATGGCACAAGAAAAGTGGGGGGTAATGTAGTTTTTTTAGAAACATCTGGCACAGATAATCAATATCTTTATATGGCAATTGTATTAAGTGAGGGCGAAATAAATGATATATCAGCAATATTTGTTAATGATAACCAAGTTACATGGTCTGGAGATATAGCAGATAATACTTCAATAACAGTTGGAAGTGGTGATGCTAACTTTTATGATGGTGCAAGTTTAATAACTTGTGAGCCACATTTCGGTAGTGATAGCCAAAGTGCATCAAGTTTATTATCAACACTTAGTTCATGGACAAGTAATCACAGACTAAGAGGTTTATGTTATTTAGCATTAAAATTTGAATGGAATAGAGATAAATTTGGCTCTTTGCCTACTGTTCAAGCAGTAGTGCAAGGAAAAAAAGTTTATAACCCAAATCTTGACGGAACATTAACAGGTGGCACTGGCTCACATAGAGCAGATACAAGTTCTACTTGGGAATATTCAGACAACCCAGTTTATCAATTATTAGATTATTTGAGAAATGATAGATATGGCATGAGCATTGGCAATAGCTATTTTGATAGTAATTTTGCAGATTGGCAAGTCGCAGGAGATG